TCAATAACTATAAAAAATGTGAAGAGTATTTCTAAAAGTTTAGGTATATACATAGTATAATCGTGAAGATATAATATTGATATTACTGGGGTTGCTACTGCCGCGTATAGCATTGGGCTATCTTCAATCTTATGCGAAAGATACATATGTATGTAGTGGAACATATAAAGGAACTTATAGAAGTTGTAATCTCTTGTGAAAAGAATGTTTATTTTTTGATTATTATCAGCAGTATCTATCCATCTCAAATAATGTATGAATGAACTACCGAACACAAATACATTATAATGCGTGTTAAGAGATACATAGTATAATAGTGATATGTATTGAATATTATTATTACCAATGTAGTATTCTATATCGTGATATACCTTTGTAGACAATATCATAATGTTTGCTAAACATTTTGTAGATTTACTTTGCGGTTTCAAAGTGAAAAGAAAGAGGTCTCTAAATAATTTATTATACATTATTGAAAGTTTGCTTAGAATAAAACCAAATACAATTGCCCATCTGGGATATACGCAATAATGTATCTTAAGAACTACGCGATACCTGTCATTGCTAACATTGCTGCTATTGCTGCTATTGCTAACATTGCTGCTATTGCTGCTATTGCTTATATTCTCGCTATTGCTGCGAAAGATTGGGGTTATATAATGGCATTCTCTATGAAAGTCAAATCCCACAACATCGCCAGTTTTTATAATGTAGCTTTCGGGGATGATGTTGAATATAGTCATTATATCTCTATTATTGTCGAGACCTATAATAACCCTATAGCAAGATGCAAAAGGGATATAATAAAATGGTCCGTCAATATGCCTAGTATAAAAAATGTTATCCGAAGCGTTTTTTTGAAAGTCCTTATTATTATTTGATGGCGGGGATACATATATCTCGTTCATATCGTGTAATATATCAATAACGTAATCGCTGCCAAATGTTTTCCTAAACATATCACTAATCTTTCTATTTTTTGAGACGTGTAAGAATAGTTCATTTATATTTTGTGGCAAATCCTTGAACCACCAATGGGTTGATGTATTTACCGAAGGCTGTTGATTAATTACCCATTCGCGTATATTATCAAGCAAATAAGTTTCATTGTTTAATTTACAAGATAATACTCGCGACTTCTGAAATTTACAAGGTGAATATAAAAGCATCCTATATTATATTATATCAAATTATATTATATAGTAAAAATTTATATGTATCAAAATACAATATATATTTATAAAAATTGATACATAAGCCTCCTTATATACTTAGATTAACAACCTAACAATGGAGCAGACAAACGAACCTAAATACACTTGCACTGAGAATGGCGCTATCGCACTGGATACATCTGGAAGTTGCATTATCGACTACTTTATGATGTATACGCGAACTCTTACGAAGGAGCAAAATCACAAGTATATCGAAGAATGCTGGGCTATTAATCCTGAGAAAACAATTGCAGTTATTTTCAATGGACGCGATAGGCTTACAGGAAAGAAAGAGAAAGCAGTATCTAATCAAGCGATGCTATGGTTGCGTGATAATAAGCCTTATACTTATATGAATAATATCACTACATATATTAACAAATATGGGAGATGGAAAGATTTACTTTATATTTGCTATGAGAACGAGACTGACGGAATGATCCACAAGAATTACGAATTAACCTTGTTTGCGAATAAGTTGCAAGACGACCTTTCAGAATTGAAGATTAGCGAGATTAGGGAAAGCGCTGAGGCGACTGAGGCGACTGAAGCGACTGAGGCGACTGAGGCGACTGAGGCGACTGAAGATAAAAAGGCAAAGGTTAATAACGTATCTCTTTGTGCAAAGTGGGCACCTAGCGAAAATGATAGGAATGACAAGCGTAAGCAGTTTGCAAAGAAGATTGCGACAATCCTATATGGGAGAGACGATGCTAAAAAGATGGAGAAATATAGGAAGGAATATCTCGTGCCTCTTAGAAAAAAGATTAATATTGTTGAAGCACTTATGTGCAATAATGAGTGGGACAAGATTAATTACGAAGGTGTTCCGGGTGTTGCTTCGAGAAGACTGCATAAAGCATTTAATATCCACGATGGTGAGAGATATGGCGATTATTTGTCTAAAGTAAGAAGCGGAGATGCGAAGATTAATGTCGCTGGTATTCTCCCTCACGAATTAGCAAATTATTATGTTAATCTTCGCAGCACACAGGATGAATATTCAGAGAATGAAACAATAGAGCTACAATGGAGAACTATTGTAGATAATGTTAAAAGCAGTGGCATTCTCGGAAACTCTTTAGCAGTTATTGATTTATCAGGGTCTATGTTTTCTGCTAGTAATGGCAGTATTCCCGCGCAAGTAGCAATTTCGCTTGGTATTATTACATCGCAGTGTTGCAAAGGAATGTTCAAGAACAAGTTCATTACATTCAGTGCAACCCCCGAATTAGTATCTCTTATCCCCGATGATTTATACAAAGAATATACTGAGAAAGGCATTGAGCCATCGCTATATACTTGCTTTAAATCATTAATAGATGTTGATTTCGGATATAATACTGATTTTGAGAAATCTTGCGATATGATTATTAAATATGGCAAGGATAATAATATCAACGACGAAGATATGCCTAGAAAACTATTTATATTCACTGATATGCAATTTGACGAGGCTACCACTGATAATTCGGAGAATAGCAATGTAGAAACATTGTATAAAACAATTGTTAAAAAGTTTAAATCAGCGAATTATACGCCTCCTAAGTTTATATTCTGGAACTTGAATTCGTCTCACAAGCAATCCTTCCCAGTTAATTGCAAAACTGAAGGAACTGCTATGATATCTGGATTTTCAGAGCAACTTCTCAAAATCTTTATGACGTATGACGAGTTCAAACCCGACATCATTGTAGAAGAAATCCTAGCCCCGTATATCAAGGAAATCTTTGTCGATGATAGTGAGAGGTGAGATGAGTAGTAGTATAGTATCATATGGTATAGTATCATATGATAATGAATAAAAATAATTGTTATATATTTTTTATATTATTTGCATTATTTGCATTATTTGCATTATTTGCATTACTTACTTCTTTCCTTTCTTCACCTTTGTAAGTTTAGTGGCAGTGCTCTTGACGAATGATCCAATATCGCGGGTTGACTTGAATATTCTGCTAGGGGTATTGCGGATAGATTTAACGGGATTTTTGATAACTTCCTCAACTTCGCTTTCAAAATCTTGAATTTTAACGATTAAGTTAGTTAAAGTGCTTATTAAGATAGGGATGATTATTATAGTGAAAAGTAATATTATGAATAAGAACAGGGATATCATAGTTCCTATCGCGATAATATCACGACGCAGGTCTTCCGAGCATTTACACTTCTCATTCATTAGATATCGAACATAATCAAAAGAATAATATATATATACTACGAACGCGAGGAAGAATATGAATGTTCCGAACGCTAATAATTGAACTACGCCACTTCCCATATTTTTAGCGATAGTTTTCATTGGTATAAACGCAGTAATAAAGAAATATACTAAGGCGACTATAGTAAAAGTCTTAATAAATTCCTTGTTGCTATGCTCGGAACATACACAGCCAATGTTTTCTAACTTATAAATATAACTCCAAATTATTACAAGCAATATTACAAATATTAATTGTATAAATACACTACTATAAAAAGACAAAGTAGTATCGGTATCTTTCATTATTTCTCTATACTATAATAATAGAAATTATTTATTTTTCTATAATATTATATATTAAAAATTTGGTGGAACTTTCGAATGTTTTAATATCTAGCCGTTTTATTTTGTCGATGATTGAAGTATCATTATAATTTTTCAGTATCTTTAGTATCTGTTCCATAAAAATATCTATAATATATTTGTGTATCGTTGGATTATTAATGCAATTCGTCATATACTCATATATATCATTTAGTAAGAGGGGGATATAGTTGGGTTTATATTTAACCCACAAGGTATTTAAATTATGAATACCTTTTTTCCACTTAATATAGTCGCAATATAATTCATACTCGTTATTAAGTAATAGCAGGTTATTATCAAATATATATTTAGGGGGCAACCATTCCTTGTTTTTTTTATAACTTTCCCATAATTTATTAATAATACATTCTGAGAATTCTGCATCAAAGTATTCAAGCAATCTAATATATAAATTATTATCGCTATCCGATACTCCAGTTCCTCCCGTCCCTTTCGCTGCTTCTGTTCCCTTCGCTGCTTCTGTTCCCTTCGCTGCTTCTGTTCCCTTCGCTACTCCAGTTGCTTTGATATAAGACCAAATAATTAGAAAGACCTCCTCAGTAGCGTTATTATGAATAATATCCTTGATTTTCTCGTAAATTACTTCTTTATTCTTAATTGTTAATTTATTTAAATATCCGATGAGCGTCCTCTTAGTATTTGAAATATCAGAGAAATCTGGTATAATAATATGAACTCTGCTTTTATTATTTACGCTGCTGCTGCTATTATTACCATTTGCATTATTAATTGCGTGTTTTTCTTTTTTATTAAATAACTTCTTTTCCCATATCATCTTGGGGTCATAGAATGAATTAAAACAATTGCACGATTTCTTGAGATTTTCAGCCTTACTAATGATATTTTCTGGAACTTCTATAATATTATTATATCTGTTTTGAAAAATAGCTAGATTTATTTTGATTACTTTATCATCCATTATAATACTAAATATATTAAATAATCTTATATATAAATAATATTACATATCATATACATATCATATAAAAATTATATATATATATTATGATATAATATATTATAATATATGAAATTAGATTTAAAAAATCAATTTGTGGAGGAACTAGATAATATTTACAAAACTAAATTAATATATAGGACAATTGTAGTGTGCAATGATGATATAGAGGAGTATAAAAGGTTATTGGAAAATAAGGATTTTAGCGTATATGTCGTTGATGTAGATGCCATCGCGACCATTAACTATGACGCATTGGATCATCGGGTTATTCTAATAAAACATAGTTTGTTTGAAGCATTTTTAAATAATATTATTCGTAATAATATTACAGACTTTTATACTTATATAGCATTCACTTATGATAATGAAACTATTAAAGAAACAATTTATAAAAAATATAATAATTGTTCAGAGATTATTAGCAATATAATTTAATAATATATCATTATGTTAGAATAATATGGTTAAAAATAGCAGCGCTGCTAGCGCTAGTAGCAAGAGAAAGACTTCTGGTATGTTCAATATGTCATTAAATTACGTAATAGTTATTGCGTTCGTTCTTGTATTCGCTATTATAATATCGAACAGGCAAAGAATACAAGAACAATTTTTTAATAATAATAATAATTACAGCGTCGAATACTATTATATGGAGAATTGCGGGCATTGTATAGAATTCAATAAATCGGGTATATGGGAACGTCTTAAAAACAAAAATTGGAACAAAGTATCACTCAATAAATACAACAGGGAGGATAACATAGACCGCGTTCGTAGTATGGATATTACGAGCTTTCCCACAATTGTTATAGTGGACAATTCAACAAACCCTCCTACTATCGTAGCATCCTTTGAAGATGAGAGAACATATGAAAAATTAGTAAGTTTTATATCAGGGTATGACTAATAACTGCATTGCGGCTAATGCGTATCTAATGTTTTTAATATATAAGATATTATTAAAGTATCATAATATAATATATTAAAATGGGCGGCGGTTTAACACAATTAGTATTACAAGGGCAAATGGATTCGTATATTAATATAAGCCCTTGCATCAATTACTATAAATATGTATATAACAAACACGTTAATTTTTCAATGGAAAACATTCATTTACCTACAGATAGCAACTCTTCAGTCAGCCTAGATAACGAAGCTCTAAATACAATTTTTAATTTTACTATAAAACGCTATGGTGATTTAGTTAGTAATATATATATATCTTTTAACCTCCCCGACATCTTTTCAACTGATACGCATCGATTTAGATGGATTAAAAACGTAGGTCATATCTTTATTAAAAGGGCTACTATAACATTAGGAGGAACCACGTTAGATGAGATATATGGCGATTGGATGAACGTATGGAATGAACTAACTACGAAGGACGACTATGAATATAATAAATTAGTCGGGAACATACCAGAGTATGTATCTCCGAATAATAATAATACTCGATATATTATTAGAAACAATGTATTGTATAACAACATATATCCCACATCCGATAAAGTAAGGGACGCTTTAAATCCATCCATAAAAGGGAGACGTTTGCAAGTTCCATTAAACTTTTGGTTTACGCGAAATCCATCATTAGCGTTGCCATTATATAAATTAATGACGCAAGATTTGAAGATTGAAATAGAGGTTGCTAGCGTCGAGAAGTTATATCAGGTATGGTGCGANAAACTCAAATTATATGTAGCCCCTGTTTTTTATAATAGTATATATGGAGCATCGAATAGCATTACCATTGCGANTTTTGTAAATAGAGGGAGTTTTATTAACTGCGAATTAGATGTTAATTACATATTCCTCGATAGTAATTATAGGAGTTCCTCGTTAATAAGTGGTAATATCAAATATGTTGTAGATTATGTGAAAGTAGATAAAAATGCAATGCCAATTACTGCGAACGGAACAGACTTCCCTTTGACTAGTTCATATAATCACATTAAAGAATTAATATGGGTATTACGTAGAACAGATATAGAGATAAATTTCAACATATATGATAACTATACTGCTTCGCACGTCTATAATGAAAATATGGGTATATTGGATACTGCGCAGATTAAATGGGCGAAAACCATAACCCGCACAGACGAAGATGCCTATTATTATAACAATATTCAGCCATACCAACATCACACCAACATTCCGCGCACTGGAATATATTGCTATTCTTTCTCGCTATTCCCTGAAAAAATAGTAGCAGCAGGGTCATACAACAATCAAATGATTGATACGTCTTTGTTTATCAATATTAAGAACAAAGGTAATCAAGATAGCCAAAAAGATATAACGAAGAGAAAAGAATACAACTATTTATTTGAATTAATGAGAAAGCAAGGCGTAGATTATAAAACGACGAATGAAACAAATGTTAATTTTGATATAATAATATATTCGAAGGTTATTAACGTATTCTCAATTGTCGTTGGAGGTGGCGGTAATTTTATGTGGTCGAGGTAAGGTATGAAGGCATGAATGTATGAAGGTATTACATTAAGATAATTTTTATATCCATCTTTAATAAAAAGAAAATGGATTTACTAGTATTAATACTAATCTTATTATCAGGATACATTATTAAATATTTGATAGATACCATAAACTCGCTTAATAACGAGATTAAGGAGATAAAAATGAAATGTATATCTGCTAAAAACGACGTTAAGTTTGAGACTGCGAGTATTAAAAACCCCACAGATAATATGAATGATGCTTTAATCAAACAGATATCATATTTCAAAAACTACTTTGATTAGTATGATTACCAAAACCAATAATATTATATAAATAATAAACGCATATATACATAATATAAGACATCGCT